CCTGGCCACTGCGGAATCCGGCTTTGAGCCGGTGCTGGGCAATCTTTGTGCGTACTAGAGGCATCCAGGCTCCTTGGTTGAAGTTCTTCCTTGGGTTCCTAGCCGCGCGGCGGCGCTCGCGAGAGCAGCGCGAGCAATCTCGACGCACGCAGTCACGGAGCCGCACGCGCACGGCCCGCGTTCGATCCGTTCCAGCGCGTTCGCCAGTTCCTCCACCACGTCTGCCAGCAGGCGGCAGTTCTCACCGGTCTCGACCATGTGCGAGTAGTTGCGTGCTCTCGCTCTGATTTCGGCCAGTCGCGCCGCCAGCGCACTGCGGGGGTCGCTCATCGCGTCATCCAATCCGATTTGCGCATCTGAACGAGCGCCACGACCCGATGCTTTCCGCGCTTGCCGCCGCGCTTTGACCGCTCTCTCGACCAGTGACGATCAAAGAATCTGCGCCACCGATCGGCCTCGGTCCTGGTCCAATACAGCCCTGCGCGATGCATCCGATATCCTGGCGCGTCTCCATGCGAATCGACCAACGCATACGCCTTCACGCGCGCGCTCACGGCTTCGCTGCCTCGGCGCGCAGTGCGGCGTTTAACGAGCCGGTGCGGGGGTCAGTCATGGTCGCCGCGCGCTTCGGACTGCGTGCAACCGAGATCGAGCAAAGCCTGTTCGAGGTCGTCAAGTTCCTCGTTCGGGTGGTGGTATCCGGCCTCGATCAGGTGATCGCGCACGCCCTGAATCAGCTTGATCGCTCGCTGCTTGTTCATGTCGTCGTCCCTCCCTTCGCTGCCTCGCGGCTCACTCGGCCGCAGATTTGATTCCATGTCGGGACGCTGCGGCAGCGCGGCCCGCCACAGCAGATCGGCGAGGCTGTCGATGATCTCGTTTGGCTGCGCGTACTCGCCCGGAAAACTTGGCAGTTTCTTCCAGCACCACTCACGCGCAATCTCTCGGCATTCCATCATCCGCTCCCGCTCACTCGTCGTTGCCACGGCGTGCCTCCCCCGGTGCGCAGCTTCTACGTCGCTCATGTCGTACTGGTGGCCGCTCGGATCGCTCATGGCGCGTCTCCCGCACTTCGGGACCCCTGCAAGGCGCGTTGGCCCCAAAATCTTCTCGGCCAAGTAATCCAGCGCTTCTCTCCGTACCTCCGCACGGTCGGACTCGATCCACATGGCAAGGCTTGTCACGTCTGCCGGCGAATGCGGCCGCGTGGCGAGCCACTGCCGGGCCAGTTCGATAGCGGGGGTCACGCGGTCAGGCCGGTTCATAGGTGGCCTCGAAAATCTCCGGCTTACAGGGATAGAACTCGCCCGCCACGCCCTTGATGATCCAGTCGCCGGGCCGCGCGAGATGGTCGCCTTCCAGCGTGGGGATCTGAATCCCGGCCCACGCCGACCCCGCCATGACGATGCGACCGCTGCACCACCCGGCAAGGCTCTCCCGGTTGCCGGGTGTGAGTCGGCATGCCTCGATTTCTACCGGGCGTTTCCGATACTTCGGCCATTCGTTCATTTGAGCCCTCTGGCTTCGTTCTCCGCACGGAGGCGGCGGGCCTCGTCCAACTCCTTGACCGGCCAGCGTGAGCGGATTTGCGGATCATCGACCGCCCGCCACGCCCGTACTTCGGCCAGCAGGGCGTCCTTGTCGGCATACAGGTTCAAGATGGTTTGGGCTGGCCCCGGCCCTTCCATCTGGCCGCGGAGCCGGGCAATCAGGTCTGCTTGGTCAGTCATCGGCTCGCCACGGTGGCGTTCTTGAAGCACCTGAGACCGCGCCAGACCACCTCTCCCTCGTCGGGGATCACCAGCTCTCCGCGCTTCTCGGCGGCGATGGCAGCCTCGCGCGCGGCTGGAGTCAGCGTCAACCAGGATGGATCGCACCGCTTCGGATCCTCGAGCGCGACCGCCACCCGGCGTTGCACGAATGTGGTCGACGCCCCTCCGCGCACGATGCTGGGCGGCGGAGCGGCCACGACGTCCATCGGAGGCGGTGCGGGCTCGCCGGTGATGGCGGCCTCCTCCTCGGCGGCCTTCGTCGCAGCCTCTTGGGCGATGCGAGCGCTCTCCGCCTGCTCGGCCGCGCGTCGCTTCTTCGTGCGGTCCCACGTCAGCAGCGCCTCGCTGCCTCCGCTGATTCCGCGCGCCATCTCCATGTGAATCGGGGTGAGCGCGCTCTTGAGTTCGGCCACGCGCTGCTTGAACGGAGCGAGGAGCTGGGCCTCCAGGTCGAGCAGGCGCTTCGCTCCGTTCTTGGCGGCCTTGAGGTTGTCGCCGACCAGCGCGGCCTCCTCGTCTGACTGGACCACGAGGCCGTCGAGCGCGGAGGCGGCGGCGCGAGCCTGCGTGACTGCGGCGTCTTTCAGAAGCTCCAGCGCCTGCTCCTTCGTCACCAGTTCAGCGGTGGTCATGCGCCCTCCCCGGCGGCATCGCGCTGCTCCTCGCGGCGCCGCACTTCGCGCTCCAGGTACTCGACCACCGCGGTCTCGCGCTCCGTCGCGTCGCCCGCGTCCACCTTCGCGCGCAGCTTCATCGCTGCGTTGTGAAGATGTCCGTCCTTCATGTCCTCGATCAGCAGCTCGCCCTTGGAACCGCTCTCGTACGGCAGCGGATAGAGGCTCATTTGGTCCTCCCGCGCACGCGCGCCTCGCAGTAGTCGTGCTCGAGATCCGCGATGCTTTCGAGCACCATCTTCACCGTCTTGTGCGGCAGCTTGGTCGAGTGCACCAGCAGCACGACGATGGCGTGGCGGTTCATACCCTGCCGTTGGAGTGCCTTCGCAGCGTCGGCGATGCGCCGGATGGACGACGCCAGTACCTCGCGGTCGATCGGCCCGTCCTCCTCGGTCGTGACGACATTCAGTTTCATATCGCTCCTTCCAGTAGTCGGTCGTTGAGAGTGGCGACGCGCTTATACAGCCGCGCCGCGTCAGCGTGTTGCCGCAGCAGAGTCGGGACTTTCAGGGTGGCCGTTAGAGGCCGCTCGGCGAAGACCAGTGCGCTATCGAGGCTGCCGTAGCTTCGGAGGATTGCCTTTCCGGTCAGTTCCCCGATCCCCGGCACGCCCGGGATGCCGTCGGCGGCGTCGCCCACCAGTGCCAGGTAGTCGGGCATTCGGTCCGGCTCCCAGCCGTTCTTGTCCACGAACGAGGCGTGCGTGGTCTCGGCCATCTTCTCGCACGGCCGAGCCACCACGACGCCGTGCGTCAGCACCGCCATCATGTCCTTGTCGTCGGAAACGACGACCACCTTGGAGGACAGCGGAGCCTCAGCGGCGACGGACGCGAGCAGATCGTCAGCCTCCCAGCCGATGTTCAGCAGGTTGTCCCAGTGCCCTTCCAGCGGCTTCTTGTAGAGACCCCCCGCCGCCTCTGCAATCCCCACCGTCACGGCGTCGGGCGTCGCGCCGCGGTGCGCCTTGTACGATGGAAGCATCGCCTGCCGGTGCGTGGGTCGCGAGTCCCACGCCACGAACACGCGATCCGCGCCGTACTGCTCGCGCCAGTGGCGCACCTTCGACGTGAACCTCTCCGCGAGCCCCTCGCGCAGACCGTTGGCGTGGTACAGGCGGCGCATCACGCCGTTGCCGTCCACCGCGAGCCACACACGCATCACGCAGTCCTGCCCGGCAGCAGACACTTTTCCGCCGCCTGCCACGTCAGGGACTCCACCGCTTCGCACAGGGAGATGATGGTGCCCGGATCGCACTCCGAGATGAACAACGCCACGGGCTCGTCCATGCTCTCCCCGACGAGCCGACCGCCGCCGTAGTAGCGCAGGTCGTCGCTGTCCGCGCCGAGCCCCGGCGGCGCCTTGCAGACCACCGCCGAGCCGACGCTGTGCCACGGACTGGGCGCGCGAGACAGCGCACGACGTGCGAGCACGCGCAGCCGGTACACCGTGTCGCGGTCGATCAAGCGCGCCTCCCGCTCTCGGCCGCATCCGCCTGCGCCGTGATGATCTTCGCCAGCCGCATCAGCTCGCTCGGATGCACCTGGAGCATCCCGTCCTTCTGGATGCACAGCGAGGCGTCGTACCCGGCCTCCTTGAGCACCAGCGGGTCGGTGACGTAGAAGCGCCCCGATCCGGGCGGCGCCTCTTTCACCAGCGGACGATCGCCCTTGAGGCGCTTGCGCTCCCGCGCGACGTGCGCGAGGAACGAGTCGCGCGTCATCCCGAACGCCTCGTCTGCGAGCCGGTCGGCCTCGGGGTCGTCCATCGGCGGCGGCCCGTCGTCCTCGGGCGGCATGGCGGCCAGCGTCTCGGCGAATCCGCTCAGCCGCGGGTCGATCCCCTCCTGCTGGTCGTCGTACACTGGCGAGGCCGTGGTGGGGGCGTCGGGCTTCGCTTCCTGCGACGCGGCCACCTCTACCGCAGGCCCATCGCCACCCACCGGCCACGTGTCCATGATGTACTCGACGATCGTCTGCGCCTCGACGGGGCCGATCTCCTTGAACGACTTGAGCGGCGGCACGTCCTTGCGCGCGTACGAGTACAGGAGCAGCGCCTTCTCGCCGAGCGTGCGCCGCGGCTGCTTGCCGTAGACGCGCTTCAACTCCTCGCCGAGCCGCGCGTGCCAGTCGATGACGGTGCCGGCCTCCGAGTTTTCATCGACTTTCGGACCTCCGGCGCTACCGGCGTCCGCGGGAGTGCTCTCCCGACCGGCACCGTCTTCGACTACCTGTGCGCCCGACGCGGGCTTCGCGTTCCGCGGCGGCATCGGCGTTCCCGGCAGATCGTCCTCGTCCATTTCCGCCGGCAGGCCCATCAGGACGTGCGCACCGATCCGCTTCGCGGCGCGCTTGAAGGTCTGCTTGTACAGCATCTCCTTGCTGTTCGCCTTCCACGTCGCGGCGTTGCGGCTCGTGAGCCCCTGCCGCTCCGCGTCCTTCCACGTATAGGTGTACGAGAATCGCTCGACTCCCTCCGCCCACATTTCGATCGTGCACAGCGCCTCGGTCTCCTCCACGACCAGGAAGCCGAAGCCCGGCAGCCGCGAGCGCAGCAGGCCGTTCACGAACTCCCACTTGGGCTCGAGCACGCGCCGTCCCTGAATCTCGATCGCGTGCACGCCCTGCATGAACGTTACCGGGTGGACCGCGAGCGCGTCCGCCGCCCAGCACGCCGCGATCACCTTCGGCGCCGTGTCGTACGTCGCCGGGAACAGGCCCGACGACACGCCCGCGCTGATCTGCTTGAACGCCTCGACCTTCTCGCTTGTACTGCCGGCAATCACCGCCAGCGCCTTCTCGCTCATCGGTCCCACCCCCTTGTCGGAAAAGAAAGAATCACGGCACCACCGCAGACTCACCGGGAGACCTTCGAGTTTCCACCGGGCTGTTCTGGCGATGCCGTGATTCTGATTGCCGACTCGAAGGTCTCGTGCACCTAATATCGGCGCTCGAGTCCTAGGTGTCAAGGGGTCTTTTCAGATGTCGCTGCTGTTCCTATCCACCGGGTCGAGCTTGAGCCGGACGATGTTGGTGATCTCGGCCGGAAGCGCGGCGACCGCATCGGCGATGCCCTCGGGCGACGCCTCCTGGTCGAGTTGCGTCAGCGCCTCGCGCGCCTTCGGTGACAGCTCCGTGTCGCCCTCGGCGACGTACTCGAGAACCTCGCGGGCCGGCGCCGCGCCCTTGCCGAGAATGGCTGAGAACACATCGAGGATCTTCACTGCGGGCCTCCCTGCTTCCAGATGTTGTACCGCACGGCGAGCAGACCGCCGGCTCGCTGGGACTCGAGACCGTACCAGCCCTGCACGCCGAGCGTCACGCGGTTCAGGCGGTCGGGCGGCATACCGGGGCCCGGGACGCTGCTCCACGGCTTCCAGCCCACCGTCACGTCAGGACTCCACTCGTCCGGCCTCAAGGCGGCCTCGCTGGAGGCGTGGTACGACACGCCCGCCGCAATGGACAGGTTGGCCTTGGGGTCGCTCAGTCCGATGCGCGGGCCGACCGTCCATCGAAAGTAGGAGTTGTCGAAGCCGTAGTAGCCCTGCCCAACGACGTCGATGTGTTGCGAGAGGCTCGCGCTGGCGGTGGCGCCGATCTCGAGATCCCGCGGGACTTCGGTCTTCGGTCCATCGAACCAGACGCCGTTGACGCCGACGGACACCTTCATCACGCCGGACAGGTCGGACTGGGCGTGCGCCATCGTCGCGAACGCGACCAGGAGCAGCAGCGCGCCGGCCAGCAGCGCAGATACGGGGGATGTCTTCATGGGTCTCCTCTCAGCCTTGGGAGTTGGTGACGGGGACGAACACCGACGGGAGCACCGCCGGGTTCTGCTTGGCGACTTCCTTGGCGACCGCATCGGTGCCGGACGATCCGCCGCGCACGGTGGCGCTCGCGCCGACCATCCACAGCAGGAAACTGATGATCGCGTACCGCACGCCGCCCTCGAGCGGGTGAGCGTTCACCAGCAGGTAGACGGACGCGCAGAGTAGCACGACAACCAGCCAGTACAGGCTCTCGCCCATCACCTTGAACTGGCGCACGACGAACTGGAGAACCACGCCGGCCAGCACCAGCATGGGCCCCATGAACTGCATCAGGTCGACAGTCATCGGGGGAAAGCCTCCTTACTTGCGGTGGTGATGTGGCTTCTTGTGCGCACTCGTGTCGATGTAGACGGTCTCCGGCGCGGCCGGGTCGATGGTCGGGTCCGCGTCGGCCGGGTTCGTGATGTAGTTGTTGGTCCGTCGCTCGGAACAGCCGCTCGACAGCGCGATGAACACGGCGACCGCGGCCACGAACGCGGCGGCCAGCGCAATCTCGAGAATCACGATAACGGTGTGCTTCTTCACTCTCATCCTCCTTTCAGCCAGTGCAGGAACTTCTTGACCGGGTTCGTCGTGGTGGTCTGCTGGTGCTCGTCTACGTACTCGAGATCCAGATCCTCAGGCGGCGCCTCGTCCGGCTTCTTCACCGCGCCGAGGCTGCGGCGATGCGCCTCGGGGTGCGCTTCCGCGACCAGCTCCCGCAGCCGAACGTTCTCGCGGTGCTCGTGAGCGAGTGCCACGCGCGCGGAGTCACGGAAGGCGAATAGGGTGTCGCTCTGCTCCTGCAACCGCGCGATTCGACCGCTGTAGAAGCGCCGCACGGTGTTCACCTGCGCCTCGTGCTCCTGGTTGTCGTGGCTGGTCTTGAGCAGCGTGGCGCTGCCGATCCCCAGAGCCCCGGTCAGCGCGATGAGGAGCTGCCGCGTCGCCGCCGCGTCGCCGAAGAACTTGGACCACCATGCGGCGCCCCGGTCCTTGATCTTTCGCGCTCGAGGAGTCACCGGAGGACGATCACCTTGGAGCGCGCGTCGATCTCTCCCTGCCGCATTCGGATGAAGTACACGCCCGGCGCTAGGCTGCGGGCCTCGAACATCGCGACGTGCGGACCAGCCATCAGGTAGCCTGCCACGACCACTCGCACGAGCCTGCCGGCGATGTCGTACAGGGTGATGCTCACGAAGCCCGCGCGCGGCACCGCGAAGGTCACGGCGCCGAGGTCGTCGACCGGCACCGGAGTCACGCGCGGAGCCTGAAATGCCAGCGGACCGCCCACTCCCACAGGGTTGCCGGGGCGGGGTAGGTTGACGGGTCGGGAGGGGTTGCAGGAGACATTGCCGGCCCGGTCCCGCGCCCACTTGCGAAAGGCGCAGGGGGAGCATCCCCCCAGGTCGACCACGAAGAACCGCGACGAGTCGCCAGCCGCCACGCGCATCGAGTCGACCATCACCCATGCGGCCTCGGGGTAGCGCAGGCGCTCGAGCAGCACCATCACGGAATCCTCTGGGACGCCCACTGCCAGCGAGTCGCAGGTGCCCGGGTAGGGCATCCAGCGCGGAGACACGAAGCGCAGCGTGTCGAGCGGCGCAGCCGCTGCCGGCGAGGCCACCAGCAGCAGGAGCAGCAGCAGACGCTTCACGCCACCAGCTCGCGGATGAAGTCGGCGTTGCGGCGCGTCCACCCGATCAGGAACTTGGCCTGCGTGACGTCGTTCGCGACGATGGTCGCGTAGTAGAGCTGACGTTCCGCGCACAGCGCCGCGCGGATCCGCCCCGTCGGGAGCTTCTGCACGAGGTCGCGCGTGGCCGGTCCCATCACCCCGTCGACCTCGGCGCCCACCGCACGCTGGAGCAGGCGCACCGCGGCCGTCGGTCCGTGGTTCACCGCCATGTCGACCAGGATCGGCATGAGCGGATCGGGCAGGACCAGGAAGCCGGGGTCGCGGACGTACTGCGCCAGGTAGATGTCCAGCGCCTCGGCCTCGGTCAGCGCCTTCACGTCGTCGGCCGTGACCGACGCCTTGGGGTTGTCGCGCCGACGCCATCCGATCAGCGTCGCGAGCGTGATCCCGAACTTCGTGGGACCGCCGCGGTCGCCGGGCACGTCGGTGTACTTGCCGCCGCCTTCGCGGCGCAGAACATCGCGCAGGATAGAGGACACGTCCGGGGGCATCGTGAACCTCCTGATATGACAGCAGACTGCCGTGAACGGTTGCGCCGCGTCAATCACCGCCGTCTTCGTATGTCTGTACGCCCACTCCCAACTCCGTCGGCGCAGCGAGCGGAAGACCCATCGGGCCCCACTCCGAGTACGCGCGGCCGAAGTCAGACAGCGCGAGCGGCATGAAGTCGCGAATGGTGTACGACAGTCGATCCTCGCCCTCGCCCGTCAGAACGTTCCGCACCAGCTCGCCCGCGCCGCCCTCAGGCGTGTTCGACTCGAACTTCTTGCCGTACGGGAACTCCTTGCCGCGGAACTGCGAGATAACGCCGGTGATCTCGGGGCCGAGCTTGCCCTTGAACAGCTCGAGGATGGGCTTGGTCGGATCCGCCTCCTCGCCCTGCGTGATGGCGTGCATCGCGCGCAACGACTTGATCGCGGCCCGCGCGTACGGAGTGAGCCCGCCGAAGATTTCGTAGCGCGTGTTCCCGATGCGGATCTTTCCGAAGTCGGCCGAGTCCGGGTCGCTCGACACCTGCGCCCCAGCCATCGCCGAGAGCGCGAGCGCGGTGCTCGCCTGCGCGGCGAACGAGAACATGGTCTTGAGCGCCTCCTTGCGCACCACGGGGTCGAGGCTCTTGTAGTAGAGCGGGTTCAGCAGGTTGAGACGCGACTGGATCAGCCGCGGGCTCCACAGCGCGTAGTTGGCAGTCTCGGCGTGCTTCGCCAGCCACCCGTCCGTGGCGCGCCCGGTCGCGGTGCCAGCCCACGAGGCCATGTCCTTCGCGATCTTCTTCTCGGTGTACGGATCGCGACCGAGTTCCTGCGCGCGGCGCACCAGGTCGTCGAAGATGTCGGCGCGGTTGCGATTCGAGATGGTCGCGTACGCCCGGTTCGACGCTTCGGCGCCCGGGATCTTCGACGCTGCCACGCCGCTGCCGAAGAACGCCTCCTCCTGCGCCGTCGGCTTGCCGTGCGCGTCGGTGAACGGGACGCCGGCGCGCTTCATCAGGCCATACGTGCGGCGCGAGCGGATCTCCGCCTCCGACGCCCGATACGCCTCCTCGCTGCCCAGCGCCTTGAGTTGCTGGCGGAAGTTGGGCCAGAAGATGCCGGGCTTGCCGGTGACGATCGCGTTCTGACGGAACGAGCCCGACACGTCCCACATCGTTTTGAGCGTGCGCCGGACGCCGACGACCTCGTTGATGAGAGCGCGCAGCGGGTGCGGAGGCTTCTTCTTCTCCTCGAGCGCCGCGGTGAACTCCTTGCCGAACACGCGCTCGAGCAGCTCTGACTCCGATTCGGTCGGCAGCTTGCCGTCGATCACCTTCTTGATCGCGTCCTGGGCGTTCTTCTTGTCGAACCCGTCGAGTGCCGGGTGCTCCGCCACCTCGCGCCGGATGCCGTCGATCTGGTCCTGGCTCAGTCGGTCGCGCAGCGGCGTGAAGTCGTGGGTGACGTACTGGCCGGACAGGTGCCCGCCGGCCGCTTCGATCTCCGCCTCGGTCTTCGCGCCCTTGAGAGCGGACTGGTACTTGCCGAGTCGCTCGGTGCGCTGGGCGCTACGGGCGGCCTCCTGACCTTCGCGCAGCGGCTCGGCACCCTTGAGCGCGTGCATCACCGCGCCGCGCGGGGTCGCCAGCTCCTCGGGCGTCGGTTCCGGCTCGGGTGCGGCGCGCTTCGCCTCTGGGACGCCGAACATGCCGGCCCGCGCGAATCCGGCCTCGCCGCCACCCACCGACCCCTTCGGCGTGATGAACACCTCACCACCGCCACCGCCGCCCGGATACTCCTGCACAGGCTCGGGCGCCGGCTTGCCGCCCTGCGCCTTGATCGCCTTCTTGAGCGCGTCGATTCGGTCGCTGACCTTCCGCATCTTGGCGCGCAGGTTCAGGTACTCGCGGGTCGGGTCCTCGCCGGCCTGCGGGTAGATTTCTCGAGCACGCTCGTCGGCCGCGCGGTGCGCCTCGCGCGCCTCGGCGAGCAACTTCTGAGCGTCGTCGACCGTCGACCCGGCCGTCTCCTTCGCCACCTTGGCCTCGGCGGCCTTGCGGCGGTCGGCCTTGGCTCGCTCGGGATCCGGGTAGCGGCGTAGCTGGTCTTCCCGGTAGAAGTGCTGCTCGTACGTCTTACCACGCTTGACGGTGACGTGGACCAGACGCTCGCCGTTGCGGGTGACGTAGCCCTCGACCTTGGCGGGCTCGTTCGTCCGCTCCGTCTTGCGGCCGAAGTAGGATCCGCGGCCGGCGTAGGGCGCGCTGACGTACTCGCCCGTCTGGTAGCCGCGCCGTCCGGCCTCGTTCTCGGGCGCAGAAGGGGGTGCAGGAGCCGGCGCGGGGACCGAGGCCGCGCCCGCTGCGGGGGCAGCGTTCGGAAGCTCCTGCGGGGGGGCCGGCTCCGACGCCGGTTCACCGGGGCGCGTGTAGCGAACGGACCCGTCGGGCAGGGCCTCACGCGCCCATCCCTTGACCGCGCGCTCGAGACGCGCCCTCTCGCTCTCCCTGAGCTTGAGTCCGGGCTTCACGGTCACCGACCGCACGGCATCGCGGTAGAGCTCAGTCGGGTTGTGGCGGCCGACCATCTCGGCCTGGCCCTGGTCGTACAACATCCGCCATGCGGGTTTGCTCGTGTTCGCCTGGCCTTGCAGCTCCGGGTTCTTGGTGTCGAACTCGACGAGAAAACCTTTGTTGCCGCCCTGCCCGAGTGCTAGGTCGGGATGGTTGGCGAGGTAGACGTCGCCGCGCAGGTCGGTGTGCACGTTGCCGACCAGCTCCTCAAGTCCGCTGAAACCGACCTCGCGATAAGCCCTCGGGCCGAACTCGTGAAGCGATCGGCGATAGTTGTTCTTTGACAGATCGGGCAGACCGGAGACGGCTGGCGCTTCTGTCCCGCTCGCGGCGGGCGTCGGGACAACCTCCTCCGACGGCGCCACCGCCTCCGGTGGCTGGTCTTCGATGCGAAGCTGCCGCGGGGCGGGCGGCGGTACAACTTCCTCTGGCAGCGGTGCCTTCCCAGCACCGTTTGTCGTCGTCTGGTTGGGTTGCCCTCGTCTCCGCGAGGAGCGGGAGACTCCTTTCACCTGAGGTTGGACGGATTCCTGTGCCCGCCCCGCAGCCAGCTCCGCCCGGTCCACCTGGGCGCGCTGCGCCACGATCTTCTGGAGCTCTCCGACACCCTTGAGGCGCACCGGGTACACCTTGCCGCTGGCCGGGTCGTACACGGCCATGCGCAGCGGCTCGGGGTCGCCGACGAACACCCGGGTCATGCTCGGGATCGGCACGCCCTGGACCGCCTCACCGGTCACGGTCTGGAACTGGAGCGGCTTCTGCTCGCGAGCGAGCGGCTCGATGGTGCGGCGCAGAGCCGTGCTGGCCTGCACGGAGGCCGCCCGCTGCTCGGTGGTGGTGCCGGAGGGCTCGACGAGGTTCTCGTGCAGCCTGAGGCCGGCAGCGGTCTCCGTACGGGCCTTCTCGCGCGCCACCTCGGGAGCGTCGCCCTTCGCCGTGTAGTAGTCGCGCAGGGTCACGAACGCCCGCTCCGGCGACCGACCGCCGAAGATCGGTAGGCCGGTGGATTCTCCGCCCGGAGGCACTCCTACGTCAGCCACCCCCTGCTCGTTGACCGGGATCGCCGATTCGCCGGGGGCCGGCAGGCCCTTCTGCATCTCCTGCGGGATGTTCCACGTGGAACCCTGTGTGTCCCTGCGCACTCGGAAGCCGGTCTCGTCGGTGACGGTCCGGGTCGTCTGGCCGGTCGGAACCATGGCTCGAGACTCGGTGCGGACCGCCTCCGCCGGCGCCGCAGCCGGGCGAGCCGCTTCGCCCATGGCCGGTCCGTGCATCAGCAGGCTGAGAGCCGCCATCTCGAGACCGCCCTGCGCCACCTGGTCGCGGTTCATCGGGCGACCTTCCAGCGCCGCCTCGCCAGCCGTCTGCCCGACGCCGAACGCCGCACCAGACGCCGCGGCCCGCGCCCCCTCCTGATAGGCCGGTCCGGCGCCCTTGTACGCCTTGCCGATGAAGTTCGCCGCACCCTCTCCCGTCATCTCGGACAACGGCATCATCACCGTGGTGGTGAGTCCGCGGGCCGCGCGCTCCTGACCGGTGCCGGGCGCGAGCGCCGCGACGACGCCTCCGCCGAACGCCGCGGCCGCCTTCCCACCCAGCTTCGCGCCGGCCATCGCCGCGCCCTCACGAATGGCACCGGCCGCGATGTTGGTGCCGCTCACGAACGGGACGACACCTCCCACGGTCCGAGCGATTCGCTCCCCGATCGAGGTCGGCACGTTCGGTGTCTCGGGGACGTCGGCATTGAAGCGCACCGGGCCGACCGAGAACGCCAGAGGCTTCTCGTTCACCGACGGCAGACCCGCCCCCATGCCCTCGACGAACTGCTTGGTCACGCGCTGTACAGGGTTGTAGTCGCGCTCCCATGCGTCGAGCCGCGACAGCGCCTCGGTCTTCGTCTTGGCGTCGGGGAACGCCTGCCGGGCGGTGTGGATCCGGGCGAGTTTCGGCAGGATCGGGGTGATCTGGCTCGCGGCGGCCCGAAGCTGGTCCTCGGGGACCGCGCCCATGTCCTGCTCGAGCACGCCCTGGACCTCGGGGTCGAACTTGAGGCCCTTGACCGCCTTCGGATCTACGTAGTCGAGGAGACGTGGCACGGGGGGCGCCTCGCTCCGTTATGGGGACTGGGTGTAGTCGGTCAGTCGCTTGATGGCGTCGCTCAGCGCGCCCGTGTCGTTCTGCTGCTGGGCGCCGGCGCCGAACACGTCGTACGTTCCGGTCGTGTCCATCCGGGCGATGTTCTGGATGGTCCGCGCCGCGCCGCTCCGCGCCTTAACGATCCGCGGGTCCTGGTAGAGCTTCGCCGCAAACTGCTGGACCAGTGAGGCACGGCGCTTCGCCTGCCAGTCGACGCGCAGTTTCGGGTCGCCGCGGCGCTTCCGGTACTCCTTTGTGGTCATGCCGAGATTGTGGGCGCGCTGGTCGTCGTTCATGTCGGAGCCGGTTCCCGACATCACGCCGATCTCCTGTGCGAGCTGCGCGTCGGCCCGCCGCTCCGCTTCGTGCTTCACCTGGTTGTCGGTGTCGGCGAAGACGGTCCGCGCGCCCTGGAGCGCCGCGTTGTCGCCCGCGTGCGCGCCGGCTGGAGGACGGTTCGCGATCGTCTGCCGGTAGTTGGTGATCGACTTGAGTCCCGCCAGCGCGATGCCGCGCTTCGCCACCTGATCGCCCGTCAGGCGCACCGTGACCTTCCGGCCGTCTCCGAGGTCGACCGGGACATCGTAGAGTTCCTGTTCCGGCTGCCGGCGCCCGAGGTACTCGGCGTTCGCCTTCGCCTGCTGGGTCTCGGCGCCGAGGTGTTCGATCTCCGCCATGGTCTTCGCGTGATCGCTGGCAAGCGTGGCCTCCCGGCTCTGCTGGGCGTAGTCGAAGTTGGCGCGCTGGCGTCGCGCTGCCGCGATCGTGGCACCGAGCTTGAGGAGTCCGGCGCCGGTGGTGACAGTGCCAGGCTCGAACGGCGTGACCTGATAGGCGGGGCCCGTTCGGTCCGCGTCGGACAGCCACGCCTGATAGCCGCGCTGGACCCCGCGACCCGCGCTCGAGAGAGCCGATCCGATGCTCATCGCGGCACCAAGTCCTGCGTCGAGTCGTACAACGATGCGGCTTTCAGGGAAGCGTCGGGGAGCCCACGACCGCCCAGTCGACCGCGGCCGAAGAAACTCGAGATGGTCGGCATGAACTCGTTGAGGCCGTTCATGAACGCGGCTTGCCGCGCCTCTCCGCGCCGCTGGTCCTGCTCGTACAGGCCCATCTCGCTGCCGAAGATGTCGCGCTCCTTGTCGCGCTGCGCGGCCTCGCGGTTCATCCGCGTGTCGTAGAGCATCTCGTCCCCAGCTCGCGAACCCTGGAGCGTGATGTCGGCGGTGTCGCCGCCGATCCGATCGAGTCCTCGAGCGACGAGGCCTGGCTGCGAGGTGTCGAGCCCGAGTTGGCGGTAGCGGGTGATGAGCTGCCCGGCGCGCTGGCCGCCCTTCGTTCGCGCGAGCGTTCCGTACCCTTCGCGGATCCGTCCAGCCTCTCCGTAGTCGTTCGCCGTCAGGTATCCCTCGGGGCGGCTGGCGCGGTAACGCGCGATGGTGTCGCCCATGCGGCGGCGAGCCTCCTTCGCGTCGTTGCCGCCGAAGACACCGTTGAGGGCCGTTGCGCCGAGACCGATCAGTGCAGCCGACATGCTACCTCCCGCTGACCTCGAAGACAGCGTAGGCGCCATCGAGCGCCGCGCCACTGCTGTTCTCCACGATGACACGTACGGTGCTGTGCGTCCACGTTTCGGAGCGCGTCGGCTTCGCGATCAGGATGCCGGCGTAGCCGCGCGGACCCTGTTCGGTGATGCGCACGGTGCTGGCCTTCTGACGCAGGTCGTGGCCGACGATGAACTCGGATCCCGACGCGCCTGCGAGTGGACGCTTCGCGTACACCGCGTTGCGCTTCCCGACCGACGTGTTCTCTCCGCGCGTGTTGCCGACGCCGAGCGCGCGGTCCTGCAGGTTGCCGTCGCCGAGAGCTCCGTTGACCACCGGCCCCACCGGGCCGCGCTGCTCGCCGAGGCTGACGCGCCGTCCAGAGGCCATCACGCCACCGCCAGGAAGTAGAAGTTGATCGTCCCGTTGAGCGTGTACGTCAAGCCGCCACCCGTTCGCGCCGACACCACGTACGTCGGGGCCCCGGCGCCGTCGTACTGCACGTGCACCGTCGGGAGATACTGGCTCACCGGAGAGGGTGCGCCACCGCCCGTGAGCGACACGTTCGACATGCAGGCGTAGATCGGGATGTGGGTCGAGATGTTCCCGGGCGGGGTGCCACCGGACGGCGTGAACTGGAGCGTCACGATGTCGGTCGTGAACCCTGCGATCAGGTTCGCGATGGTCTGCTGGTGCAGCGTGTACTTGAGGTTCCCCGACAGGATCGTGAGCGGAGCGATCTTCGCGCCCGTGACCGCCTGCGCCGCAATCTTCGCAGTGGTGACTCCGAGGTCGGCGAGCTTCGCGGTCGTGACCGCGCCGTCCTCGATGCGGTCGAACACGATCCGCTGGCCGGGGATGTTGCTGAGTTTGCTAGCCTTGATGAGCGCGTTGACCGCGATGTCGCCGTCCGCGATGCCGCCTACGCCCTCGGTGAACTTCGAGGCCAGCGTCGAGAAGTTGGCGTTGACCTCGCTCGCCTTGGCCTTCGTGCTGGCGGTGAAACTGTAGGGCAGCACCACACTCATTGATCGGTCCTCCGTTCGGGGGTGAGAACCGCGTCCAGCTCGAAGCCTTGGAACTGCATGTCGTCCGCTGCGACGCCCGAGTATTGCATGGCGTAGCGCGTGCCGATGGTGCCGACCGGGAACGCGCTGGTCGACGGCGCCTGCTCGTCCTGCCCCCAGTCGAACTCGTCCCACACCGCCGTGTCGTCGCCGATGGTCGCCGTGTCGTCGCCCCACTCGGCGCCGCCGACACCGACTGCGAGTGGGATGGACACGACGCGCGATCCGGGCTCGAGGATGATCGCGGCGGTGACGCTCGAGGGATCGGTGTTGATGTAGGTCTGGAGGCGGCCGAACTCCTTCGGCTGGTTGGACGCGGCGCCCACCTTGTCGGCGTCGTCGATGAACGGGGTGAGCGCGAGCCACGGCACCGCGTTGCCGCCTGCGCCTGCGCGATCCTTCTCGTCCTTGAAGCCGTCGAATCCGATCCACACGTGGTAGCCGGCACCAGAACCGGCGACCACCTCGCCGTAGGCTGCTCCGGTGTACGCGGACGCGCGCGGTGTCTGGTTGTTCGCGGCAGCGGAGACGGCAATGCCGCCGGTCCCGTAGAGCCTCGCGCCGGACGGATCGAATCGTTGCTCATAGGAATCGCTGCCGTTGGTGAACTGGACGATCGCGCTGGCGGCCCCGTCCGTGATGAGCCCGAGCGGGAACTGGTCTGCGGTTGCAGTGGTGACGCCGGTCGGACCCCACAGGATGTTCCCGTCGGCGTCGACCCGCGCGCACTGCACGGTGCGCGTTCCAGCGCCGCCGCCGCGCGTCCATGCGACGACGATGCCGCCCACCCCGTCAGGGACGGCCCTGAACGTCAGGATTTGCCCAACCGTTGCGGTGATGGTGTCGACCACGGTGGCCGCCGACCACTGGACCGCGCCCGCGCCGTTCACGCGGCGCGCGTAGACTTTGTTGGCGGCGGCCACAACCCAGGCGGCGATGACACCACCCTCGTTGTCGTCCACCAGCCACGCGCCGTTGACGAATGGCGTCCCTCCGGTCAGATCGGTGCTCGTCCATGCGACCACCCCAGCTCCGTCGAACTTCTTGATCTTGTCGCCACCAGAGAACGAGAGCGCATAGAACGATCCGTCGGCGACCCGGATCGCCCGATAGTACAGGCCCATGTTCACGCCATCGACGCCATTCAGGAGCGCGCCACCACTGTCGAGGTGCTGGATGCGGCCGATGTCGGCACCGCCCGTGCTGGCGACGTAGAAGACGTAAGCGCCGGCAAGCCCGTCGGAGAACAGCCCGATCGAGTCCTCGGTGTCCCCGGCGATACTGGTGATCGCCCCGCTGTGCACGGCGACGCCGCCGGCCGTCCACTGGACCGCGCCCACGCCGTTGATCTTCTGCGCCTTCACGGCACCGCCTGCCGAGTTTTCGCCCCATACAACGATCGAGCCGTCCACCGATCCGTCGGTGATGATTCGCAGGCCGCCGTTCCCCGAGGGAGCGGCGAAGTTGTTCGACAGCGCCACGCCGCCAGCTGCCCACTGCGCGACTCCCGCACTGTTGAATCGCTGCGCGCGGGCCGTGTAGTTGCCGGCGGTGAGCGAGAGGAAGGCAACGATGCACCCTCCGTCGTCGAGTCCGCGCACCTGGGCATAGAGGGTTCCCGATGCTCCGGCCGCGCTGACCACGACGCCGTTGGCTGTCCACTGGACCGCCCCGCTCGCGCTCAGCACCTTCTGCACGTAGACCTGCGTCGTGCCGCGCGTGTCCTGCCAGACGTGGAATGCCGGACGATCGGTGAACGTCCCGGTAGCGTCGGCGGGCCGCGAGTCGCAGAACACCAAGGTCGCGTCGCCGAGCGACCCGTCCTTGACCACGATCGCGTCGCGCGCGAACCATCCACGCCACGGCCACCACTGGTTGAGCCGCGCGTCGTAGAGCAGGCAGTGCGAGTTGTAGTCGAACGGGCTCTGCGAGTTGAAGACCAGCACGTAGTCGCCGATCTGGTTGACCATGACGATCTGATCCTGAATCGCCTTGTTCACCCCGCTCATGTACTTACCCATCTCGACCCATCCGGCCGGGTCGACGCGCCCCGCCGCGTAGCGGAAGATTCCGCCGTCGCCCCAGAAGTACGCCGCGTTGCCGATCGCGCACGCGGCGCGCGGTCCGACCGCGCCAGCCTCGCCACCTCGAGCGCCCGAACCTGCAACCACCGGGACGAGCTGGAAGTTCTCGGGTCCGGTGCCGACCAGGCGCCAGACGGAGCGTCGCTTGAGGATCAGCAGCTCGTCGCCGACCACGACACAGGTCTGGATCGTGTCGCCGTCGTCCTTCGAGGCGTAGACGGTCAGCTCCGGGTCGTAGTTGCAGATCCCCGTCGCCTCGAGATCACCCGGCGACTGCGATGGGTAGAGCGCCGAGCCGTACCAGCCGATCAGGCGGTTGGCGAATGCGATCACACCGTCCATCGGTGGCGGGTCGCCGTGGATCCCCTCATCGGCCCGATAGTCGAGGTTCGAGTCGGCGGTCTGGTCCGTGTAGTTGTTCGCCGTCCCGTCGGCGACGAAGTAGAACGGACCGGCCGAGGTCGCGCCTGACTCGGTGCGCTCGAGGCGCCAGCCGAGGTAGTCGCTACGCCCGCCGCCCGTGACCGGAATGGTGGTGATGACGACCTGATTGTCGCCCACGCCCATCGTCGCGAGTTGCGGAGTGCTTGCGAGGCTCGCGCCATTGCGAAACAGCCACCGCAGCCGGTAGTAGTAGGTGGTGTTGACGGTCATCGCGCCCGCGCCCACCCCCGGCGTCAGGGTCAGCGTGTTGGCCGGGACCGGCAGCTTGAGCGACATCCACGATGTGCCGTTGTAGATGATCGGAAGGTTGGCCGGGGTGAGGCGCTGCGTCGCGATCATCACGCCGTTGAGGTTGTCGTGCGACCACTCGTTGTTGGTCGGCGTGATCGGCAGCACGACCAAGGGGTACCCCGTGGCCGTCACGAGGTAGATGTGCGTCCCTGCCCCAGCAAACAGCGCGCCTCCGCCCGCCGCGTAGTATTTCAGCAGGCTGTGCGGCGCCTCGGGCAGCGTGGCGTCGGACAGGTCGCGCGAGCCGGGGCGGATCGACGCGCTCCCCAGCGGGCGCCCGTACAGGTTCTCGGCGTCCTTGAGCCACGTCGGTCGCCCACGCTTGCGGTCGGTGGTTCCCGACACCACGCCGCGCGAGAAGTTCTGCATGTCGCTGGTGTAGTCGAAGGTCGACAGCCGGCTCACGACATGTCCCCGTAGAGATTGCGCTGTCCAGCGGTGCGGATCGCCTGCTTCGCGTCGTCGGCGCGGAACTCGATCTGGTGCTCGAACCGCGCTCCCTGCTCAATCCACGCCTCGTGCTCGGCGTTCGCCTCCTGGTACTGCTTGTTGATGCGCTTGCCGTGGATGACCATGCGCTGCACGCACAGGTCGCTGGTCAGGTCGGGCGGCTCGTACAGCGCACCACCCGCACTCGCCAGCCTCGTCGCCAGTGCGAACCCGTGCAGCCGCAACCCGTCCACGACAGTCGCCGAGGGTTTGCCGACGAGGAAGATGACCTCCTGATCCGGCCAGTAGCGCAGCGGCAGCGTCTCGTCGAGCCACGACATATAGGTGGCGGAGCGGAACTGGTCCTCGTTCTGGTATGGCTGCACCCACTGGAACGACCTGATGTCGGTCGGCGTGCTGCTCACGCGCATCCCGGTGAGCGACTTCATGTCGGACGGGTACGTGCAGTAGTGGTTCGCCACGAGGTCGTCGCGCCACTCTGCTTTGATGATGTTCCAGCGCGAGCACATCTCGCTCAGGCTCAGGTTGTAGATCGCGAGCCACTGCGCATCATCAATGCGCAGCTTGTTGCTGTCGCCGGAGAGCAGCGCAGCCTGGCCGATCATGTCCGAGACGAGCGTGGCACCCATCAGACCCTCGCCCAGTTGTTCGGCGTGCGCTCGACCCGGCGGAACTCGTTTCGGAACTTCCACTGGAAGGCGTGCGTCGGCGACTGCGACGGGTTGCTGCCCCACATCGGCGAGTAGAAGGCCGGGTTCCAATACTGTGCGTGCAGCGTCACGTCGACGGCTGGGAAGTCATCGCTCGGCACGGCCGCGGCCACCGATCCAGTCCCCTCCTCGATGAGATAGACGTTGCCGTTGTTCTCGTCGCCCATGGCCGCGCGGTAGATGGTGCATGGCACACGCGACAGCGCGGTGACGCCAGTGAACAGCGACCACCGTCCGAACTTCCCGGCCGCAGGCTGTGGCTGAACGCCGCTGCCAGTGCCGGTGATCTGGATGGTGTTGTCGAGCGTGATCTGCATGTCTCCGCCCGCCGAGAGGTACTGGAAGCCGATCGCGTGGACCTGGTTGTCCCAGCTCAGGAGGCCCGGCTGCGTCTGCACCTTGTTGGTCGACGGGCCGCGACCGTAGATGCGGCCCGAAGGCGTGACGCCGATCGTGAGCAGATCTCCATTCGAGTCGGGGTACTGGAAGTACGAGAACAGCGCGTGCTCCTCGTCGTCGGCGCTGTAGCGCGTCGGCGCTCCCTGAAAGGAGATGTCGAGCGACAGCGTGAACTCGCCGCCACCGCCCCACGGCCCCGCGAGCATCCCGGTCAGGTTCGTCTGCACGAACCCGAAGTACGGATCGCCCTTGCTGCGGATGCCCCAGCCAGCGCTCACCGAAGCCCTCCGGGGGTCTTGGCGATGTTCTCGAGCCAGTCGAACTCGATGTAGGTGCGCCCTGGCAGGCCCAGCAGATTCACCATGTCGGCGGTGTCGATGCTTCGCGCCATCTCGTACCACGCGAATCGGCGCGCGGTGGTGCCCTGGCCGGCGCCTCCGAACCCACTGATCGGCCACTGCTGCACGTAGGTGCGAGCATAGAAGTCGTGGGGGCTTACGTGGAACGGTCGCCGGCTAGGCCACCACGCACCCGTCGCGAGCCCGAAGTTTGCCTCACCCACGTTGTCGTGCACCGGCCGCAGGAGCAGGCCGCCCTGTTCCTCGTAGCGGCGCGCCGGGATGATCGGCATGGTCGCCATCACGCGCGCGTTGACCTTCGGCCCTGCCGAGTCCCAGACCGCGGCGTATCCCTGCACGACCTGCGGAGCACTCCACGTAGAAAACGAACTCATGGCGTTGATGAGCGGGTTGGTGAGGTATCCGCGCGCCCCGGCCTGGTAGTCGCACCAGTACAGAGAGTCGGGCGTCTTGCCGGAGACGGGCGAGCGCGACAGCATGTTCTGGCACCCCCACCGTCCGTTCGGGGCGGTGATGGTGCGATCGAGCGCGCCACCGAGGGCTCGGGCCACCGAGTCGGTGCGCGTCAGGGCGGCGCTCAGAAGGCAGAAGCGGCTGCTGTCGGCGTCGGGGCAGTTGCAGGGAAGCCTCGTGGAATCGCGCGGAACGAACCAGCGGGTGCGCGACTCACCGAACACGTCCATAGTCCGGTACTTCGAGGCGTTGGTCCCCGCGTAGGTCAGGATCCCGCTGCGGTCCTCGTAGGTGTAGTGCGCCAGCGCGCCCAGCTTCCGGTAGTAGGGTGCCTGCCACGCGAGCGCCGCCGCGCTGTCGGGCTGCATCGGGATGGTCACGCGCTTGCCGCGCGAGATGACCGAATCGAACGAAGCGGAGACGTTGGCGCTGTCGCACGAGTCGGCCGCGCAGAAGATGCCCGACGGGCTGCCGTCGCCGGTCGAGTACCGCCCGGTGGAGAACGCGGTGCCCAGCACCAGTCCTTCCTTCTGCTTCACCGCCGTGGAGTCATCGAACACCTGGCCGCCGGTCAGCGAGTCGGCGAGGGTCAGAGACGCGGTAATCATGCGGGTGTCGAGCGAGGAGCCCGATTGGTTGCAGAAGATCAGCCACGACCGGTTCTTGGCTGCCGGCGAGAACGAATAGCCTGCGCCGGTGTTCACGCCACGCACCCACAGCGCGATCGTGTCGGGGTTGGCGCTCATGGTCCCGGCCATCGCGTTCGCGTTAGCGCAGGGCGTGTTGTCCTGACAGGTGGATGCGCCGTAGCCGACGATCGTGCGGAAGAACGTGGAGGCCGTCGGCGCAGTGCCGCGCACGAATCCGTCGGACGATCCCGTATACCACGGGCGCAGAGTCTTCGTGGAGTAGAGCCTGCCCTGCGCAGCGGTGTAGAGCGCCGAGGGGCCGTTCGTGTTGACGCCGGTCAGTGAGTCGTTGTTCGCGGTCGCCCACTTGTTCGCGTTGGGCCTTCCCTCGACGCCGATGAAGATGATCGGCACGGAGGCCCAGTTTGCGACCCGCATGATGTAAACGGGGTCGTACGCCGCGTTCGCCCATCCGCCGCGGTAGTATCCCGCGAACACGATGAGATCGAACTGGACGCCGGTGTGGCTCAACGAGTCGCGCATGTAGCCGGTGCGGATCACGGAGGTGTCGGCCACGAGTCCGGTGACGGACAGGTACCTGGCGTTTCGCCGCGCGAGCTCGCCTTCGACCTGGGTGCGCGGCATGGTGTGCGAGACGATGCCGTTCCCGCTGATTGTCTGGGGCGTGATGATGAGGGTTCGCGCCTCCGCCGCAGCCGCCGTCAGCAGCATCGCCAGAACAGCCATCACCCGCTTCATCGAGAGAGCCTCGCGTCCAGGCGGTATATCATGGTGGTCGTCACCGTTCGGGTGACGCCACTGTTGTAGACCAGCGCGCCCGGTCGCAGTCGGAAGCCCATGTAGCGGCACGGGAACGTGTCAGCGCCGGGCGCTGGTGTAATCAGGATCGAGTAGTAACGGTTGGTCCCCTGCGCGCTCGAGGAGTTGCCTGGCAAGATCAGCACCCGCTCGCCGGGCAGCGGACCGGTCAGTGACTTGAGTCCGACCAGCGACACCGTATCCACGCGGGCCGCGATGTTCGCGCTGGCCGAGACCTGCGTTCCCGAGTTCACCACGAACGTTCCGATCAGCGGGAAGGTCGTCGACGAGTCGTTGCCCGCCGTATTGCCCGTGCGGATTTGCAGGTAGAGCGTCTGGTTCCACAGTCCAGCGGAGTCTTGCACCACCGGGTACAGGTAGAGCATGACCTGCCGCGCCTGCGACACGTCGTACATGGCGCTCGAGTCGCCCGCGGCGCCAGGCGCGGTAGGTGATGCCGAGTTGTTGATCGCGTTGCTCTTGAGATCCTCCCAGACCACGCCGACGTCGTAGGTCCAGAGGCCGTTGCTGGTCGCTCCGATGTTGCGGCGAATCGAATCGCCGGGAGCCTGACCCTGAATCTGGATGCCGACCTGTCCGTAGTCCTTCGTTCCTGCCTTACCAGCACCAGCGTTCGCCTGCGGCCACGCCGGACGCGCGAACGCGACGACCGCGACCAGCACGAGCAGCAGCTTGCGCACCACTGTTCTCCTTTCGCTCATATCGCCCCGGGGCCGTCCCCCGCTCCCCACATCTCTCAAAGGGACGGACCCCGAAGCGAACGAGACTACGTTCCGGCGGTTACGCCGGGTTGACGAAGGCCAGAGCGTAGGACGTGCTGCCCAGTCCGGGCGCAGCCACCACGTTCTGCTTGATGACGTTGCCGAGCTTCGCACCATCGCCGGTGGTCCACAGGACACAGAGACCGTTGGCGGTGGCGTTTCCGATGCCGGCGCCGCGCGCGATTGCCACGGCGGTCGTGGCCACCGGGACAATCGACCCGACACCTGCGACTTCGACGAGGCCGCCAGCAGCACATGCGCTCATCGCGACCCCGGCATATCCGAGGGTGATGGCGGCGTGGGTGGAACCGTCGTCCGGGTTGAGCGACGGCGTGACCGCGGCGTTGTTCGCCCGCGACACCTTCGGACCGTAGTTCGAGATGTCCGTGACCGGAGTGGCGCCCGTGGCCGGCGTCGCCGTGCCGGGGTAGAACATTCCCATCGGGTGCCACCAGACGAGTGCGTACGCCTGGTATCCGGCCGCGAAACCGCCCGACGGAACCGGAGCTGCGAGCGGGTCGGTGCACGGCAGGTTGTAGACGACGCCGAGGACCACAGCGTCGCGGTAGATGACGTTGCCTCCGGCATCCTTCGCGGACACTGGTACTGCACGATTGATGTTCAAGGAACGATCACCTCCCTTACGAGATTGCCGACGTGTCCACGGCGGACATGACGAGGTTGGCGCGCGGCTCGATGCAGTACATCTCCGCGCGGTTGAGGAAGAACCCGACCTGCGCCATCTGGTCGTGCGGATTCCGCCAGCCGGTCCAGGTCAGATCGGCGCGCGGGTCGACGCAGTACTGGAGCGTGTCGGTGTTCAGGAAGTAGATCTTCTCGATCTTGGACGAACTGCGCGGAGCCTTCTCGTCGGCGACCCACGCCGCATCCCGGTACATCAGATTGCGGAATCCAGCCTTGCCCAGCTCGCTGCTCTGCTGGGGGCGCTGGAGCCGCTCGTTCTTCACGAGCGCGTTGTGGTACGCGGTCCACGAGTAGACGTTCGACAGGATCAGGTTCGGCCACTTCCCACTGAGCAGCTTGACGCGCGCGAACGCGGTGCCGAGTGCCTGGAGGTTGTTGGCCGTCAGCGTCCCGGTGAGCGGGTCGCAGGTGTACGCGGTCACGTCGCCCTGATGCGCCCACCAGACGTTCGTGCCGGTGAGGCCGGTGCCGGTGACGCCGGTGACGGCGCGGGTGGTGCCGCCGTACATCTGCGAGGTGAACGTGGTCGCCGACGCCCAGTCACCGAAGATGTACTGGAGGCCGGTGATGGCCTCGGCATCGGTGCCCGAGTTGTAGACGTTGTTCGCCAGCAGATCGAGAGCGGTGTTGCGCGCGATCTCCGACCGGCTGCTCACGAGGTCGCGCACTTCCTCGGGACCGGCCACGATCATCGTGTCTTCCCACGAGACCGCCAGCGGAACGTAGGCGTTCTTCGGGGTGAACTCCGCCATCGTGATGGTGTCATAGACGGTGGTGTCGAGGCGCTTGAGACCGGAGAAGAAGCCGCCTCCGTTGCCCTCCACCTTCCAGTTGAGCGGGAACGCCCAGGTCCGGCCGCCCGTCTTGGTCTTCTTGTTCTTGCGGATCTCGTACAGGCCAGCGTTGCTCAGGAAGACCTGATCGCGGATGGTCTTCTCGATCACCGACTGGACCAGCGAGTTCACGCTGTCCCACGGAAAAGAGGTTACTGCCATCGGGGGAATGCCTCTCTTTCAGTGTCGCCGTGCCTTACTGCCTCAGAGCCCGAATCGTGCCGCCTGCTCCTCTACGACTTTGGAGATGGGCGTGCGGCCGTAGTCGGGGGTGGGTGTGGGTCGGCCCGGGTTGCCACCTCGTCCCGGCTCTCCGACGATCACGGCTGCGTTCGGATCTGCGGGGGGCGCCCCACCGGGCGAAGCCCCGTTTCCGTTGCGCGGTGCGCCACCACCCGGACGAGGAGCGGCGGGGACCAAATCACGGCCCAGCGCACGCGCGATCGTCTCGTGAGGCAACAGCACTGCCGCGACTGCCACGTTCTTCTCGACCCAATCGTCGACCTTGATCTGCTCGGCCGGATTGATGCCGTAGTGCATGAAAGCCTGCTCGTAGGCCGTGTTGATGCGGTCCGCGTCGGCCTGCTGCGCCCGCTCCGCCTGCACCGCCTCCTGCGCCACCGACGTCATCGTCGCCTTGAGGGTCTCGAACTCCTCGATCAGCGGCAGGCCCAGGTTGGCGAGCATCTTGTCGCGCTCGTCCTCGCTACCCTGCATGTCGACGAGCTCGGCCTTGAGCGCCGCCATCTTCTCGGCCGCGCTCGCGCCCTTGGGCGTGGCCGGTTTCACCGCGGCGGTCAGGGCTGCGATGTCGGACTGGAGCGCGGAGATCGCTTCGGCCAGCGCCGGATCGCTCGAGGGCGGCGCCGCGGGCTCGGCGGGAGTGGCGGGCTGCTCGGGAGCAGCCGGGGTCTCCGGTGCGGGTGCCGCGGGCGTCGGTTCGGCCGGCGCAGGCACGACTGGCTCTGCGGGTGCCGGTGGCGTTTCGACCGCAGGCTCTCCGGTGATCCCGGCAGCCGCCATCTCTGCGTCGCTGATGTTGATGCTTCCGAATGCAGGCATGTCAGTACCCCCCCTGTTCGTAGTCTTCGGTTCCGTCGTCCTGCTGATCCTGCGGGTCGCCCTGCTCGAGCGGCTCACCGGATCCGGCCATGAAGTCCTCGGTCTGGCCGGCACCCTCCGGTGGCTGCTGCGGCTGCTGCACCTGCTCCGGCGTCTGCGCGAGCCCAAGGGTCGGGTTCGGCTGCTGGCCTTGCTGCATGGCCTGGATGTTCGTCTGCTGGGCCTCGAAGAACGTGCGGACCGCGTTCATCTCGCGCTCGTCCATCACGCCGTCGCGAGCCCAGATCGCGGCGTGCGCCTCCTCGAGAATGTCTTCGATCGGACGCATCTGCTGGGTGGGCGGCATGGTGCCCATCACGGGACCGGCCATTGCTTCGGGCATTGCCATCGTCATTCCTCCGTGACTGCGGCGTCGCGCGTCCAGGCCGGGATTACGACCGCGGTGTGGCCCGCCACGTTTGTCGTCATCAGGATCTCCCCGAGCGTTTGGGCGTCGAGGCACGTTTGCGATGCAAAGCTGGGACTGGTGCACGTCACGTAGATGAACCCGGAGCTTTGCGGTCCCAGCCTCAACTGCGAGTCGTTGAATGTCAGGGATGCCACGTTGGCTCTGATGTTGGTGACGATGAGCGAGTCGCACCCGCGGTTGACGATGAAGATCGCTCCGGTCTGGACGCTTCCGCACTGGCCCGGAGTGAAGTCGAATCCGTCGTTGCTGAATGAGGCGTCGCCCGGACTCCCCATCGTTTCGTACTCGAAGAACGGTGCATTCGCGTACGCGACCGCCCCCGCGGTGGCTCCCGCGCTGTCGGCGAGCAAGGCGCCCGATCCGCACGCCAGGGTCGCGTCGAAATCGAGCGTGCCCGAGCTGTCTCCGAACACCGGAACGCCGTCGGTTCCGTAGCGGATGACGTTCGATCCAGCTCCAGCGAACAGCAGCCCCTTTGCGTTGCTCGGGCCGACGTAGATCGAGGTCGAGTCCTGTACGGCTACCGGATCGTCCGACTCCCACTTCGTATTGTCGCCTGGCTTGGAGCACTGCGGCGCGTTCCCGTCCTGCCATCCGAACGTTCGATCCCCGGGAGAGTCGCCGTAGACGTTGCTCCAGTAGACGTTGTACGTGGAGTTGAGGTGTCCAAGCCGGATCGGGGTTTTCGTCCAGAACACGAGCGGGTATCCGTCAAGGATCTGGCTCGAGCTGGACGGGCAGTCGATGTTCGTCAGGGGTGGCTGGTTGAGGGAGATTCGCGCGACGATGTTGTCTTTGAAGTGCAGCTTTGCGCCGCTCGCGAAGGTCACGATGTCGGCCATCATAACGGCCGGATGCTTTCCTCGGTTCGTTACGAGCGTGTTGTGCGTGATCTGGCACGACCCGAGCAGCGTGTCGCCGCTGATGCTGAGAGCTTCCGCCTCTCGCCCGACGATGACCGATCGAGTGATGTTGATGAAGCGGAAGCCAGAGAGAAACTGGAAGCCGCTCAGGGTGTTGATGTAGCAGGAGTCGATCGTCAGATTGCGGACCTGGTCCGAGCCTGCGGTAGTGCCCGGGTCCGGGTCCGAGTTCTGGGTGAAGCGCACAGTGCCGAAGCCCGACACCTTGATCGTGTCCCGATCGAAGGTCACGTTCTTCGTGCTGTTCCTGACCTTCCACACGTCGTCGTATAGCGGGTCAGGATTGCGTTGGTTGCGGATGGTCCAGTGGTTCCCGCGGAAGGAACTGTTCATCACGCAGTACATCGCGACTGCGGGGTACGCAGAGGCGTGACTGGGAGCGCCTGACTCAGTGAGGTCGATGGTGTTGAACCAGAACGTCAGCGAGTCGACCCGCGACGCCTGCTTCGTCCCGCTCTTGGTCCCATCTCCGAAGACGAGCAACCCGTTCGTCTGGAACTGGTCGATCGCGAGCGTGATGGTGTTCCACGTGTAGGCGTTGCCGACCGTGCGGATCCCGCGGTTCCCGTCGTTCGCGCACGACACCTTGGCGTCGTTGCCGGTGTTGCCCGAGAACACGTTCTGGCGAAAGTCGTTGTAGTCGCCGAGATTCCCGCTGCCACCGATGACGGTGCACTTGTAGACGACGTTGCGCGTCGCGGTGGTGTCGAAGTCGATGCTCCCAGTGGCGTACAGACCTTGGAACGTGATGTAGGAGCCGGTGACGGACGCGCCCGGAAATCCGCTGTTGAGCAGCGATCCAGGAGCGGCTGAGCTGTCGCGCCCGACGATGATGTACCGCCCCCCTCCGGTGGGTGCGGTCGTCGGGTTGACCCACGACCCTCCGGTGTTTCCGAGGACGTGGATGTAGATATTGGAACTGGTGCCAGTCGGGCCGATGCTGGCGGCGTTGAGCCTCGAGATCGCGAAGCCGACGGTCGCCCAGGCGTTGCTCGTGCTGTCGAGGCCGGTTCGGATCGTGTTGTCTACGCCTACCGGGCTCTGCTTGACGTAGTAGTGCGCGTCGGCCGCGAACGCGGATCCCGCGACAAGCGCAACGAGCAGGGCCGCGACGAACGAGAACAGGCGCTTCATCTCACCTCCGGTGCTTGGCCTTGAAGGCCGCGATCGCCGAGGCCGCTCGGCCCGGCTTCTTCTTCTTGGAGACGTGCTCGGGCAGATTCGCGCCCTCGCTCGCCTGATCCCATTCGGCAACCTTGCCGGCTCCGCCCAGCGCCTTCGTGCCTGCGGGCGTGTGAGCCCACTTTCTCTGCGCATCGGATGCGTACGGCATCAGGCTGCCTCCTGCATTCGGTTCTTGGGCTTGCCGTTCCCGTTTCCGTTGCCGTTCGCGGCGCCTCCGGGCTTCGCGCCGCCAGACTTCGCCTGCTCCATGCGGACCTCGAAGTCCATCTTCATCTGCATCATCTCGCGGGCGTTCTGGCGCTGGATCAAATCTTCCTTGCCCTTGAGGTCGAGCGCGCCGATCGCGTACTGCGCGTCGACCAGTCCGAGCTGGAACAGTTGGAGCACCTTGTCCTCCTGCTCGCGCCGCGCGACTTCGGTGCCCGAACCCTCCGCCCAGCGGATGTCGTAGTCGTAGAGCAGCTCGCTGCGCGACATCGACACGTCCTTGCCGCCCGAGGCGCGGATCGTGACCATAGGGTCGCCCTTGTAGCCGTCGAAAATCATGCACTTCTTGAGCAGGTTGGTGTACGTGTAGAGCAGCTCCGGCGTCTTCGCGACTGCGCGAGCCGCCGCCGCCTCCTGCAAGTAGCGGATGGCCGACGCGGCCTCGATGCCGGCCGGCCGCTGGCCCTGCTGCACATCGTGCACGCCCGACACGGTGTCGATGTCGCGCGAGCGCAGGGTGCGGTACTCGAACTGTTTCTCGCTGGGGCCTGAGAACTCCATGTAGCTGATGTCGTGGCCCTGGTTGAGCCACAGAACTTCGCCGCCGCTGACGCTGCGCGTGTTCGCCGCGAGCCCGCTGTTCTTGTACGCCTTGATCGGCGGGTTGGCCGACATCTCGAGCGCCTGTGCGATCAGCGCGTCGCGCTTGTTGATGTCGCGCTGGATCGGGATGATGTGATCCATCTCCCCGTAGGCGTAGAACCAGTTTCCGTCGGCGTAGTTGCGACCCATCACGATCGGGATTCCGCCGAAGCACGGCTCGACCGAGGTGCCAGGCTGGAGGAGCGTTCCGTCGGCGCACATGCCGAACAGCCGCCACCCGCTGTCGCTGACCGGCTCCTCCCTCGAGACCGAGTGCGGGACGTCGAGCGTTCCGAACTCCGGGTGCTTCACGTACCGCCTTCCGTCGTAGGTCACGCGCCGCGTCGAGTGGTCTCGCACGAACAGTTGCACGTAGAACGTGGTCTGGCCGTACTGGACGCGGGAACCGTCGCCGGCCACGAGGAACGTGTTGGTGGTCGGTGTCGGCGTGCCCTCGCGACGGAACGACAGCGCGCTCGAGGCGAACACCGGTGGGTTGACGATGTAGCCGTCCTGCATCTCGGCCCGGAAAATCTCGATCTGGTACTCCGGGCTCGCGATGTTGTCGGGCATGATCTGGTCGGCCATCTTCGGGAACAGGGCGCGCAGGCGCCGGGTCGCCACCGGCATCGCCAGGATGAAATACTCCATCTCGGCTTCGTTGCGCGCGTTCGGGTCCGGGTACAGGTGGTAGGGCGACCCGTACACCGGCGTGGAGAGCCCGGTCGTGGGGTCGCACCCAATCAGGTGCCAGTTCCATCCGTGCTTGAGGAAGTCGCGGACGCCGTGGCGGAACGACCGCTCCCAGCCAACCTGGTCCATCTTCCACTGCGCGTAGGTGGCGATCGCGTCGATGCGCTCCTTGGAGCGGTAGTCGCGCGGCTGGGGCTCGGGCCGCGGCATCGACTTGGTGAGAACCGGGTGCAGGGTCTCGACCGTGGAGAAGCAGTAGTTCGTGACCGGCATCGCGCGGTTGAGGGCCGCGTCGTTGTAGTGCCGGCCCATCCAGTATTTGTCGTTGCGGATCAGTCGGGCGGTCTCGCCGCGCTTCCCCTCGAACACCTCGCACCACTTCTCGGCGATGAACGTCTTCATCGCATCGTCCGACATGGTGGGGACGTCGGCCACGCTTCGGGAGGCTGAGACGAACGTGCCCAGCGCGCCGAGGTTCTGGACGAGTTCGTTCACGGAGTCTCCAGCGAGGCCGCGATGCGCTGGGCTTCGGCCTTCACCGCGCCGGCGGCGTTGCCGTCGGAGGCCCGATACCGCTTCGCCTTGTTCGTGCGGGGAAGCGTGGGCGCGATGTCCGAGATGTAGCTGTCGATCTGCTTCTGGGCGCTGGTCTGGAGGTCGCGGATCTTGTCCGCGTGGATCTTCTCGTAGTTGATGCCGGGGTCGTAGTCCTCGACCCCGCGCTCTTTCTGTACCGCCCGAAGGTGGGTGCGCCCGAGGATCGGCTGGCCCAGCGACTCGTTGAAGTGCTCGTTGATGATCGGCTGGAGGGTCTGGGTGCGGGCGGTGGCGCCGAAGTCGTAGGGGGCCGGGAGGCCGCAGTCCCCACAAGCGACCTGCGCTGGACGCCGACCATTGAGCGGTGTGAATCGCTCGGTCTCATGTCCCCGGGGGCAGGAATAGAGATAGGTCGGCATCTCAGCGCAGGTTCTTGAGGACGCTCCTGGGTAGGCCAGCTTTCACAACGTCGTCGAGGTTGTTGCGCCACTGGAGCCACAGATACGCGGCGGGGTGCTGGCTCAGACAGGTGGGGTGGGCGGGAAGGTGCTGATCGAGGCCCGGGAACCCCTGGGCCTCGTAGTCTTCACCGAAGAAGATGGCGTGCCGGCGTTCGACTTTTCCGCGACACAGGAAACAGTCGAGCATCTCGTTCTCGTCGTGCTGCAGGCGAGGATCGAGGTCTGGATTCCACGTCAGTAACGGGTTGCCGGGGGTCACTACCGTCACGACATATCTCCGAAGCGAGTGCGGCGTTTTCGATCGGCTTCGATCGCGTCCAGCTCGGTGAATATGTCATCACACGTCCTGCCAAGCAAGGACATCGACTGGAGGGAGGCTCCGGCGGGGTCGCGCTCGTGCATCGCGTGGATGCTCAGAGCGTGCTGGATGAACTCCTCCTCGGGGATCGGCTCGAGCGGCAGCGCCATTGATCCGCGGTGCGCCATCAGCGTGAGCGCGAACGCGACCGCGTGGTCCTTGTAGCGCCCCGGCTGGGCCTCGATCCGGGTCGGCGCGTCCTGCGCTCCGTCCGGTTTCACGTAGACCAGGCCGAGGATTTCGCCGATCAGGATGGGGCAGCGGGTTACGAACTGGTCGAGCTCACGGTGCTCGCGATACTTCGTGTGGACCCAGTGGCGGAGGGTGTTGAACAGGAAGTGACGGGTGTCGTTCCCAGTCAGGAATCCCGGCTTGAGCGTGACCTTCCCGGCCACCGACTTCTCGCTGGTCCTACGGAAGTACACATTCGGGTGGCCGATGCGATTGAGCAGCTCGGTGTGGAAGTTGATCCCTTGGTTGTTCGCCTCGTTGATGATGAGCGCGGGCCCCTGGCTGCCGTGGTAGTGCCTCGAGAGGTCGTCGGCCACGTGGGCGAGCTGCTCGGGCGGTGTCCGCCCACTCCACGTGTAGACGTGGTTCATGTTCATCTGGTCGAGCACCATCAGCGGGCTGTAGTCGGAACGCTTGTCGCCTTCGGACAGGTCGGCTCCGACGATGTAGGTGTGGCGGTCCTGGCGGCTCTTGTACTCGTGTCCGCGGCCCTTGGGCACGTAGATCAGGCCGAACCTGCGCTCGCCCTCGGTCCGGGTCGCCTCCTCGTCCAGTTGGAGTTCGTGGGGCCGGGGGCGCTGGTCGGGCTTGAGCGCGACGTCCTCGAGCCACTCGAACGCGCCCTCGTCGATGATCGGGCGGCCGGTGAGGCGGAACGCCTCCTTCCACGTCGCCGGGTACTCCTGGGCGAAGGTCTCCTCGGAGTTGTCGCAGTTGGTCTTGATGCACCAGCGGCGCCACGCAATCTGCTCGAGCTTGAGGCCGTGCTGCTTCGACAGCTCGTGCTCGCGCACGGTCAGGTCGTTGGGCAGGAACCACGGGTCGATCACGTACTCGCGGTGCTTGAACCACGGGATGAAGATGGGGTAGAAGCCGCGCTCACGCAGCGGCACCTTGCTGTTGGGTGCCCAGTCCTCGACCGCCTGCTTCCACAGCTCGTAGAACTTGTTGCCGACGCCGTTGGCGGTGCTCTCGATCATCACCAGCGAGTCGATGATGTTGGGGACGGCCTGCATGATCGCGTCGAGCGTGCGCCCGGCCTCCTCGTAGAACGCGAACTCGGAGATCAGCACGTCCTGGGCGGTGTAGCCGCGGACCTCGCCGACCGCTTCGACCTGGATGCGCGAGTCGTTCTTGTCGAAGTGGATCTCGCGGACGTTCTCGAACTTCTTCTTCGGGCGGTTCGGCAGGTTGGCGAGGAAGCGTCGCGCCATGCGGAGCAGGGTTCGCGCCAGCTTCTCGGTGTGCGCCAGCACCAGACCGGAGCGGTTCGCGAGCCTGACGCAGAACATGAACAGCAGGCCGATCGCGAGGGTGGAGATGCCGACCTGCCGGCTCTTGAGGACGATGAGGCGGGGCGGCAGGCCCATCGCGCGCATCTCGGAGATGGCGCGGAGCACGACCTTCTGTGTGTGGTTGACCTCGAACTCGACGAGCGCGCCAGCCTTGGTCGCGATCTTGAGCTGGCTGCGGAGGAACTGGGCGGAGTCGGCGCCCCACTGGTGCTCGGGCGGGACGGCCGGTTTCGCTACCTCAAGAGAGGTCGTCGTCGGTGACGACGACGCGGCCGCCGGGGGATCGGCCATTCCGCAAACCTCCCATCAGCATGTTCTCGCTGGCGCGCAGTGAACCGACCTCGCGGCCGATGTTCTCGACGCCGCGCCCGAGGATCTCCTGGCGCTCGACCAGCGCGCCGACCTTCACTCCGATGGCGTCGACTGCGGAGGCCGTGCGTGAGTCGCCCTCCACGAAGTCCTTGATGACGCCCATCGACTCGTTGGTGATGGTCTGGACGGCGACGGCGGCGTGGAGGAACTGGCGCATGGTGCGCTGTCCCCACCACTGGCCGACGAGGAACGAGCCGACGATCGCGAGGGGCAAGATGAGGAGGAAACTCACGCGAGCCCCCGCGACCGCGCGAGCGCGATGTAGCGTCCGAGGGTCACGCAGTCTTCTGGCTCCGCGGTGCCTTCGGCAACGGCAGACCGGAGCGCCGCGATACGGGCCGTGAGCGTTTCATCGTCAAGCCCGACGAGCGCGTCAGGTCGAACAGCGCCTTGAGGAACAGGTACGGGTCCCCCGACGCCTCCGCGATCATCGCGAGCGTGATCCACCGGGGCCGTTCGGCCTTCTGGATCCAGTACATCTCGCTCTTGGTGAACCCCGCCCGCTTGAGGACCTGGTACTCCGTCTCGCTCGCCAGGCTTCGCGAAGATCGCGGCAGGCCAGATGTCGTTGCTGTCGAGGGCCTCCGGCGCAACGTAATAGCGAGCGCCTGCTGCCAGACCTTCGGGGTCTCCTGCGGCTGCGCAGTCGATGCACCCGCCCGAGATCGCGTCGCGCCTCTTGAGGCCGTGTTCCGGGCACTGGACATGCAATCCATCCTTCATCGCCTCCATGCAGTGTGGGCACTGTCCGTTTGGCCCGTCGGTGATGTTTCCCTGCTCGTCGACCAGATCGACCATTCCGTGATCGCGGCACTTCGCGCGGTGCGGCGCCGACTCAGCGAGACCCTGACGGAAGCCCGCGGGCAGGAGCATTTCGTAGTAGGCGCGGGCGCTGCTCACGGCTTTTCCAGCGCGGCGGCGCGCGAGCGAATGTCGGTGTGGATGGCGACCGCGAGAAGGAGTTTTTCGATAGGCTCGCCATTGACGCATCGCTTGCAGAACGTGTTGTGGAATCCAGCCTTCGCCAGCGACGCGTACTGACATGGTTGGAAGTGCAGACCCGTGTCGTGGAGCAGCGTGTCGCACCCGCAGACCCAGCACCGCGCGCCGTCCCAAGACTCCTTGGCCGACTGTGGCTGCCACGTTCCCTGCGCGTTCTTGATGAACTGCGAGCGCCGCGGCGGGGCCATCATCCTGTCGAGATGTTCCATGCGCAGGTTGGCGACGTCGTTGACGATCCTCTGGGTCGCATCTCTAATCGGCAGCAGGCACTCGTTGAGTGCAGACACGAGATCACCGCGCCGGACGCGCAGGATTTCGTCGTCGGGATCCACGGCCATTACGCCCGCCTCCAGTTGCCGCGGGAGCCCTGCGCAGCCAGCGCCATCTCGGCGTCCCAGTTGATCTCGGACGTCGGCGGCACCGGGGGAACGTTGCGCTCGCGGATCCATGCGTGGTGGTTGCACACCATCAGCGTGAGGAGGTCGTTCTTGGCGACCTCGAGCACGATCGCGGGGAACCACTGGCCGGTGTTTCGGTAGCAGAACTGCACCAGGTCGCACATCTTCACCGGCGGCGGCGTACCGATCGCCTCGGGCTTGAGCTTCTGTTCGGGGATGGCGGTCACGCGAAGACCTCCTTGACGAAGCCGCTGGTGATCTGACGGAAAGCGTGCTCCCACGACGGCGCTGACGCAAGCAGGTAGTGCGTGGGCTTCTCCCACTCGTGCTCGGGTCGCTTGCGTGCGATGACCTCGCAGCGTCCGTTGCGGCGCCGCGCACCGACGCGCCAGCGCGTGCGCCACTCGTCGCCCATGTTGCGCTCGGCCTCGCGGCGGCAGTCCTTACTCGTGGGCACGACGCGCCGCCTCTCTCAGATCCTCGGCGTCGGCGGCATCCTCGACCCAGCGGAATCCGCATTGCTGGCAGTGGCCGTGGAGGTGCTCGCCGACGTAGCCGCACAGCAGCGGCAGGCCGATGCCCGGGCCCTCGGGGCGGATCGGTTGAAGCTCGCGTGGTCCGTCGTGGCTTCCGAGGCAGTAGTAGCGGCGGATCCCCTGCGCGGCGGGCATCCGGCACTTCGGGCACTCGCTGTAGCGGCCGAACGAGATGCGCGGGCCCTGCACGCGCTCGAGGTACTCGGAGACGACGGCGGCGACGCCCTCGATGCGCTTTTTCTCGGCCTCTTGGGCCTTGCGCTCCTCGAACTCGCGAGCCTGTGCCTGTCTGTCCTCGAAGCTCATCGCGGCCTCCGTTCCACGAGAAGCGGGGCGGCCCGTAGGCCACCCCGCGAGATCAGTCGTTACGCGAGGGATGTTCCGTCACCGTCCGACTGCATTCGGAGCGCGTCCCGATCGTGCGCCCCACAGGTTCGCCACCTCCAGCGGTTAGCGCAAGGCAGCCGCCGATCGACCTGAACGCAGGGTAGGCCTCGAGCGCGCAGGCTGTCAAGGGGTGAATATCGAGTCGCGCTTGCAGCGGAACATGATGGAGCGGACGAGATTGAGGTTTACGGTATCGATTGGAGGAGTCTGATGGTTCCGCCACCACGCATTCGGGTGCTCGACCGTCACCGATCCGGTCGGATGATGGCCGAGGCGGGCAACTTCGTCCCAGTATGGGTTCGAGGGACGCGCACGGCGCAGCAGCGCGACGCCGGGGATGCACGCCACCAGCGCACCGATGAACCCGCGCCGGTTCACAGTTCCTCGTGCACTTCGGGGAGGCTGTCGTGATAGCCGCTGATCTCGATGAGACGGCCTGACTCGGTGGTGATCTGGATGCGCCAGGAGCAGTACTCGTTCGGCTCCTCGGGGTCCGGCGTCAGGATGACGGAGCTGGTGATGCGCTCGCCTGCCAGACGCTCGATCGGCTCATGGCAGACATCCTCGTTACGAGCAGGACGGACGACCTGCTCTGGGAAGTCGTGCGAGTGGACCCCGCCGTGTCCCGCCTCTCGATTGCAGAAGATGTAGCCGCACCCTCGGCAGCCGAACATTCGATGCCCGCACAGGCCACCCTCTGAGCCGTGAGGCAGTCCAGCCTCCGCAGAGTCCACGGCGTGTTCGCTATCGCTCACAGGATCCTCCCCGGACCGACCGCCATCACGCATGGGGCAAACCGGATCTCTGAGTGGTCCGGCAGGCCCGCCCACCGCCAGTACGTCAGCTCGAAGCCGGTTCTCGTCCGCAGCATCATCACCGACTCGAACACGCCCCCCGGCCGTTCCGTTCGTTCGCTCACCCGCACCTCCCTGTCCGGTCCCATGAACGCTTCTGACTCTACGTGCTCCAAAGACTTCGGGGCTTCCGCCCCGTGCCCTCATGAGAGGGATTCTATGGGGTTCGACCTCGCTGTCTATGCGTAGTTGTACTGAATCTGGCATCCGTAGGACTACGTAGACGCGCCTCAGTAGAACTACGTAGTCGGTGGGTGGGGAAAGCGAAACGCCCCGGGCCGCCAGACCCAGGGCGTCGTCGCTGTCGCCGGTTTCCCGGCCATTCGGAGGCTCGCCGCATGCGTGCCTCGCCGCGAAGATTCGCCGATCAGGGAGTGGCGGTCAAGCCGATCGTTGAGAGGCTCGGAACGTAGGCCGTCTTGCGGTCCTCGAATAACTTCGACCAGTCCCAGTGGCGGATCTCGCCGCGCGCCGGAACGTACAGAATCGTGCTGGGGTCGAATGCGCCGGGAACGACGACAATGCTCTGCATCAGCGCCTCCCACGACCACGGATCGGGTCCGGGCTTGAGGCTGGCGTGGCACTCGAGGAACAGGCTCGGCGTCGTAAAGCTCATGCGCGCCTCGGGCGGTTGAGAGACTGCTGGATCAGACGGTCGATGCTGTCTCGGCACCCGTCGGTAGCCAGCTCGGCAATCGCGCGGAAGAACGGACTCGGGTCCGCGAGGTCGCCGGGCGGGTAGATCCATAGGCCCTTCTCGCGGTCGCAGGTCGTGTCGTCGCGGTAGCCTTCGGCGTAGGGACCGGACATCGGGGCGCCGGCCAGGATGAAGAACGGGCCGTGGCCTGCGATCTGTCCGTGAATCGGCGGCGGAGCCATCCCAATCCGGCCGCAGTAGCAGCACTGCCGCTCGAAGTTGGGTAGCGTGGCCCGGCCCGTCGCGTGCCAGCAGTGCTCGGACATCGGCCCTCCGAAGCTACGCGCCGGGGATCCTCGAGGCGCGAAAGTGGGCCGCACACTCGCTCTCTCTCAGACACCCCGGCGCAATCTGGAAGCGGGGAGGGGAATCGGACCCCCAACCTTCGCGTTATGAGCGCGACGCTCTGCCGTTGAGCTACCCCGCGATAACCATCCTACGCCTCCCACGGCTCCCGTTCCACCACGGAGTCCCATCCGACCTCCGACCTCCTACGATGCCCCACGATCGCCGATCCCTCTCCCGCGGCTCCGACTTCACCCCTCCCGCCAGACGCCAGCCTGCGCCAAGCACGCCTCCCTACCGCTCGATTTCCGAGGTATGCCGGAAGGAGGTGCAGGTGGGCCCCCGGAGTCCCATCAGTCTGCGGACCGACCCCCGCGAAGCGCAGTACGGTACGGGAGTCCCATGCACCAGGTGGGGTCGGACCTCGAGAGCCCCCGTAAGCTCATATTCGGTGAGACCGTACGCGATCGAACCCCGAAATCATTGGAGTTTCCCCAGCATTCGAGCGCCGTAACCCCCTGCAGCACATCGCATAAGCAGCATCATAGCAAGGGGTCACAGTCCGATCCCACGTAGTAGCAGTGGGTTACGCTGTCAGAAGCATGTCGGGAGGACAGGGGAGGATCGGAGAGTCGGAGGATGTAGGGAGCGTAGAAGCCTAAAGGCTACCGCGCGCGGGCGTGACGCGCGCCTGGGCGCGCACCCTCGAGCGCGTGAGCGCGCGCGCGATACCATATGCGCCGGCTCCGTAGAAATACTGATTTTCGCGTGGTCTGCTTCGGACCCCTTGACAGCACGCTGGAGCGCGCCTATGTTGGTCGTGCGTCGCGGTAGTCCGGTCCCGCTCGTTGCTTCGGGGGAACGGCGGGCGGGCCGGGCGACGCGGAGACCTTCGACCCTCCCCTGACGAGGCTTTGCAAAATGCCGAACCCTGTCGTTTGCCAGGAGTGCAACGGCGAACTCGTGCGCGCCATGATGGACGAATGCACGCCCGAACGGATCGCGCACCTCTACGTGCACGAGCTTTCCCGCGCGGACAAGGCGCGCGCGGCGCTCAAGTCTGTTCGTACGGACGCGGCCTTGGCTCTCGTTGCGCTCGCGGGAAGCCAGCCAACCCGACTGACGGCAGACGGCTATCTCCGCCGCATTCTCGCCGAGTCTCGACAAGGCGATTGGTGGCGCGCGATGACGGACCAGCAGCAGCCCGCCGACCCCACTGCAGCGGCAATGTCGGCCGCCTCACCGTTCACCGTTTCCCAGGAGATTCCCGCGCAGCGCGTCGCCGATCTGATCTGCGGCGCGTTCGAAGGCGGTTCGAACTACTGGGCAGCCGCCGTCAGCATCTCGGACGATGGCCGCCCTTGGTCGGACGTTGGCGCGTACGCATCGGACGTTCCCGCGCTCGGTGGCTCGGTCGAAGTGGTCGAGCATGAGGCGCACGACGACTCCGGCCGGATGGTCTGGGTGCTCGACCGGCTCGCGTGCGAGCGCGGCCTACGAGTCATGGCCGCCGACTATCCGAACGCATGGGCCGCGTTCCTGTCGGACAACGATGACGCCACGACGGCCGACGTTTTCTTGCAATGCGCGCTTTTCGGCGAGGTGATCTATGGGTAGCGACCATGCAGCGGCGGTAATGTCGGCCGGGGCTCCCGGCCTGCGGCGCAGTGGCTCGCGGCTCGGGCCGCTGGCGTCGGTGGCTATCCTGTTCGACTCGGAACCACGCGAGGCGCGGCCCTGGTACGCGGTCGCGGCGCGGGACGGGTTCAGTCCCACGGCCTGCCGGTTCTTCACCAAGGCGGGCGCGGATGCGTTCTCGGATGCCTACATGGCGCCGGGCGGCTCGCTGGTCGTGGCGCTTCGTGCGGGCGATGGGGCGGACCTGCTCGCGATGCGGGCGCAGGGGCGCGAGGCGTGCGCGCGTTGCGGCTCACCCGACAGCCCGTGCGACTGCCCGGACGGACTGGAAGGGTACGAAATCAGCCCGCGCGACGCGGCCTGCGGTGGCCGGTGAGCCGCGCCGTGCTGCATATCAGCCCGGGCGAGATGCCCGAAGCGGACCGGATCATCGCGGCCGCGTTCCCGTCGTACCGCGGCCGCAAGCTCAAGGTTGTGGTGTCGAACGCCCTGACCATGTCCCACGGATGGTCGGGGGGAACGCGGGACGAGTGGCGGATTGTGCGGCTCGCCGATCATGCCGCGCTGTCTCCGTTCGATGCGTCGCGCGACTGGCCGCGCTTGGACGCGGGAGAGCTTCCCGAGGGTGCCGTTGCGGTCTGCCGGTCGATTTTCTGCGGTGAGGATCATGGGGTCTCGATCCAGTGCCGCGAGGATGCGCCCCTCGCGCGGCTGTTGCCCGCGCCAGGAGAGTTACCGCTTGACGTTCGGACGGTGCTGCACAGCACGCGGTCATTCAAGGCGAGTTACAACGGCCGATCCGACTACCGTTTCACCGAGGCGCGCGACGCGGTTGGTATCACGCGCGAGCGGTGGGAGGCGGCAAAGGCTGACGCAATCGCGCGCGGCCTGCTGAACAAGGCAGGCGCTATCACGGTCGCGGGGAAGAACGCCTGCAGCCTGTCGTCGTCGTGGCCGAAGGATGGCGCACTGTGAGGCGGCCCCCGATTCTCGCCTCGCTGGTCGGCGGCACCATCGTGGACCACGGCTCCGAGGAGACCGCAGGCGTGGGCCGCGTGCCGTTCCTTGAGGTGCGGCGCCCGGACGGGTCAACGGTGCTCGTGTCGTTCTGGTGCGACGAAGAGGGCAACGGCCCCGGCGCTCCGTGGCTCAACGAGGTGCTGCCGCAAGAGGTGCTACCGCTCTTTTGACGGGCGAAACCGCCGCGCGGAGGCTCGCGCGGTCGCACGGCGACACGGCCCTAACCCGTGCCTGATGAGCCCGGGCCGATTGGAGACCTTCGAGATGAGCAGAACCTACCGGAAGTCCGACCCGCGGCGGGCACGCTTCGCGCGAGCTCGCCTGTACCGTGCCGCTGCGCGCGTGCTGCGCGCGTTCGGTCCCGATGCCCTCACCAACGCCGGGGGTGCGCGATGATCTATTGCGCGCGTTGCGGATCTCGGGACATTCACGTTGAAGCGTGGGTCCGCGCCAACATCAGCACTGACGAGCCATACCGCAACGTCTACGTGACCGACGGGGGCGACGATTTCTATTGCGGCAACTGCGGACGCTACTGCGGCGAGGAAGCCGGCATCACCGAGGACCGCCGCAAAGCTGCGGCGGCGCGCCTCGCGATCCGCGGCACCGACGCATGGGACGAGGCAACGGAGCGCATGCAGGCCGGCCGCGTCGCGGTCGGCCTGCTGCCGGGCATCCTGGCGGTCTGGGTGGCGTTCATGGCGTGGCACGTGCTCCCGCTGCTGTGGGCGGGCGTGCTGGTGCGGCTGTCGCACGCGGGGGTGATCCGATGACCCTGCGAGATTTCATCCGCGAGAACCGCGCAGAGCTTGACGCCGCCATCGGGCGGGCGCTCGGGCACGTGCCGCGCACGGCTTCGTGCGACTGCCACCTGTCAGGAACGGACCACTACCACGAGGCTCCGAAGCTCGGCGACGAAGAACGCCGCCAGTGGGTTCTTAACGACGAGGGCCTGTACCTGTGGGCGCGGTCGGAAGGGGTGAGGGTATGAGCGCGTTTGCCGTCAGCAAGACACATATCGCGGCGCTCGTGAAGTTCTACACCACGGGACGCCGCGACAACTACGAATCGGACTTTGACAGGTTCAGCCCCGAGAACGACTACCGCACGACGATGGCGCAGTGCCTAAGCCACCAGAACGCTCGGAGCGTGAACCACCGATATCCCGACCACGATGCGCAGGAGCCCGAGACCTACACGAACGACGAGATCAACCGTGCGCCCGAGCTGACGCACGTCCAGGCGATCAAAGCGGCCGACTGCCTCGCCTACCAGTCATGCGAGACGGGCGACTACCGCGGGACGCGCGCGGGGAAGCTGCTCACCCGCATCCGCGAATCCGCCGTGCGCACGCTCCCGGGATACGATGCGGCACCGTGGGCGATCGAGCAGGGAGTGCGGACGATCGAGGGGGCACGCACGTGAACGCGCACGGAGGACTGACCGGCGAGGGGTGGGAAACCTCGCGCGAACGCTGGCAAGCCCAGGACGCTACCGGAAACGCCCTCGCCCTCGCTCGTTGGGAGCGGGGGCAGAGGCTCACGGACGACGAGCGCACGACCCTGAACCGTTCGCACATGTGGGGGTGTGCAGGCTATCCCATCGCCAAGCGCGGCCGCGGGTGGGTGATTGACTCCACCTGCTATCGCGGTGGGCCAATCTTTCCCACCAAGCGCGCGGCGGTGTGCGCGTGGGAGACGTTCGTTGCCATGCTCGTGAGCCTGTCGGGACTGGAAGCGCAAGAGCGGCACACCACCGAAAGCGAGGCCCGCCCGTGACCCTGCACGACGTTGACATGCGACCGGGGCAGAAAATCCAGTGCTCGCTTTGCCGCAAGATGCACGGCCGCGTGCTCGCCGATCTCGATTCCCCGGCCGGCACCTTTGTCTGCGGCGACTGTTTCTCGGACGCGTGCAGCGGTGAAGGCGAGCCGCTGTCCGTCCAGCTTGCGAGTGCGGAAGGCGGTGCCGCGTGACCCAGCGAAGCCGTGACAAAGAACCGACCCCGCGCCCGCCGTTCCTGCCGTGGCGAGCCGATGACGGGCTCATCTTCGACGCGGCCGGGCATATCGTCGCCGACTGCGACAACGACGAACATGGGAGGAAGTGGCCCGAATACGATGCGGTCCCGATGATCGTCCGCGCCGTCAACCTGCACGATGACCTAGTGGAAGCCCTGGACGATCTGGCGGCTGCGTTCGAAAACGTCATGTTGCACCATGGCAACGCAATGCCGATGAACGATCAGAATCAGCGCGCGAGGACGCTCGCCCGCGCCCGTTCCGTGCTTGCTCGTGTGGAGGACCCCAAATGAGCCGCATTGAAAATGCCAAGATCGACAGCACCACCCTAGGCGTCGAGGACCACGGAATCCTGACTTGTATGCTCATGCTTTCGGGCGATGGGTGGGGCATCGGGTTCGGTGGATATGCGATGGACGAGCCGGAGAAGGACGAAGCCGGAAAGTTTGTGGGCCGTCGCGGAACCGCGTTCGGCGCGGAATATATCCGGCTCCTGCTGGAAACCCTCCAAGTCAAGCGATGGGAGGATCTGCCCGGCACCATCGTGCGCGTCGAAACCGAGGGGGGATGTGGCGGGCGCGCGCTGCGCATCGGTCACGCGCTCAAAGATCGCTGGTTCGATCCCAAGGCCCTTGCCGCGACGTATGAGCCCGAGGCCGCCGCTCGTGCGGAGCCGCAGCCATGAGCCGCGAGGCGAAGCCCGTCATCATGTGCCGCGATCCATTCGACCGCGACGGGCGCGAGATCGTGATTTGGATTCCCCGCTCGTGGCAGGTCGCGACCCGCCGGCCGCTGGTGTTCTGGTGGCTCGTGCGCGCCGCGTTCCGTTCGCTGGCAGACTCACCCCGGTCATGGTGGCCGTGGTGGTATCGGCTGGCGCGTCCATCCCCCACCCCACAGGAGGGAAACGACCGATGAGAACCGCACCGCTGTTGCTGCTCGCGCTCGCCCTGTCAGGCTGCAAGACCGCCACCGCGCCCGATGTGACCGCCCAGGCTCCCGCGCTCGATGACGTGCGCGTGACGCGCGCCAAGCCGGCCAGCGGCCCGCCCACGCTCTCCCACGCTGCAGCATACGTGGACGGCGACACGCTCCGCATCGTCGCCCAGGTGGATCGGGCCGAACGCGATCTGAACCGCTCTTGGACGTTCGACGGCATCGTGTGGACGGATGCAGGCTCGTGGGCAATCGGGTGGCTCCCCGAGCTGGCGCTGGCCCCCGACGCTGCCATGTTCGTATGGGACTACCAGCTCGCGCGGGTTGTCGGATCCGTGCGGGTCGAGCAGCACGGGCGGCGCTTGGAGGTTGCGGCGCCGCTGGTGGTCGCCGGCGTACCGCAGCGCGTGAGCCTGTGGGCGTTCGCGGTCAACCCGGACGGCACGCGAGGTGCGTTCAGCGTCCTTTACTCGGTTCCGGTGTCGGGCGAGGTCGCAGTCCGCTAGGCGCTGCCAGAACGGGATGCGGTAGGGGGCGGCTCGCACGCGCGGGCCGCCCCGTCCGTTGCCTGCCAGACGATGCTCGGCTTGCCGTAGCGCGTCGGGCGGCGGTCCTTCGTCTTGCCCACGAGGTTGCGGTCCTTGAGGTGCGTGACGGTTGGGCGCACGTTGTCCAGGATGACCCCCGACGCGGCGGCCAGCTCGGTGCAGGTCATGGGGCCGCGCTCGCGCAGAATCTCGAGGACGAGCTGCTCGCGCTCCGGCAGGCTTGGTAGCGCCTCGAAGTATGCGAACATCGACGTTTGTGCAACGCGCTTCGTCATCGGCGACTCCTGGCGAGCAGACGCGACCGCCGCGACCAGTCGGCGGCAGCCAGGCGGTGAATGAGGCAGTAGGTCAGATTCTCATAGGAGACTGGCCGCGGGCAGCACCGGCAGATGCCGGCGGCGCGTCGGGCGCGGTGGTGGCGAGTCGAGCGCGACAGCGGCGAGCGGTCGACGTCGAGCCTGACCAGCGCGGGCGGTGGCGGTGGCTTCTCAGGGCCGAGCGGCATGGCGGCGCGGCGCCTGCGCTCGCGTGGATCGGTGAACCAGCGCCGGCACGACTCGCAACGCTTCGGACCACCAGGACCCAAGCATTCCGGGCACCTCACGGCTCGACCGCCTCGACCTCGACCACGGTGCGCTGCTCGAGTTTCTTCGCCGGGCGCTGTCTCAGCACCAGCTCGACCAGCCAGGGGTATCGGTCGTCGTGCAGAACGTGAGCATCTACGAGACCGTCGAGGATCGGCTTGCTGTTGGCGTTGTCGGCGTCCTTCCGCCCGTAGTAGGTGATGATGACCCGAGCGGATAGCAACTCGACGCGCCAGGTGCGGGCGTGCGCCGCTACGAGGCCGCGCCACTCCTTCGCGCTCGAGGAGCGCACTGACCAGTGCCCGCGTCGCAGCACGTTCTGGCTGGGCGGGAGCGCCGCGATCTCGAGGCGCAGGCTCATCCGCTGGTCGCCTCGTCGTCGCCGGGGTCGCGCTCGATCACGGCGCGGAGCGCGGCAAGTAGCTGCGCGAAGTCGTGGGCGTTGTCCCACGACGGGGCGGGATAGAATGCGCCGATCAGCGCTCCGCTCTTGTGCTGCACCATCGTCGCCCCGTCGTGTCTCCGCATGAACTCGATTTCGTTCTGGTACCACTCGGGACCGCGGCAAAAGTCCGAGACGCGAGCCACCGCGTCGGCCCACTCCCCGGTCGAAAGCGGCCTCGGTGCTTCGGGCTTGAGCGCCAGCGAGCAGCCGACTTCCTCAAGCACATGAAGTTGGGTGCCTCCGCTGGTGATTTCTCGCTTGCCCCGCCACTGGAAATCGCGGACGCGAATCGGCTCCATCAGCGTTGGGTCGATGGACGGCGACGACACGAAGGATTCGCGGCTCAGCAGCGGAACGCGCCATGTCAGCGCGTCAACGACTTGCGGCCGCGACTCGCATCCGCACGCCGTACGCAGGATCACCGGGAAGCGGCTCACTTCACCCCTCCCAGCCGCGCGGCGGCGCTCGCGAGAGCAGCGCGGGCAGTGTCGCGACAGTAGTTGCCGTCTAGTTCAATCGAGATGTGCTCCAGCGCGTTCGCCAGGTCCTCCACCACGTCTGCCAGCAGGCGAACGCGCTAGAGCACATCT